CCACGTGCATCGCGCAGGTCACCGTTTTCATCTAGCTGCTTACTACTAAGAGCTTGCGCACTCATTATGTTTTTCATGTACTTGGCAGCCATAGCCGCTGTTTTTACAGCACCATACTCGGAGTGCAGCGTACCAAAACCAAACGTAGCTAGTTGCGATGGCTGAATTAATGCCGAACGTATGGAGGACATAAGAAATATAAAGCCTGCTTTTGTACCTAAACGAGAAAAACGATCTACTAAAGCACCTGCACCTGTTAATTTAGGAGGGCTAAGCTCTGTAGTAGCACGTAACTCTATTTCCTTAATTAATTGCTCTTTCTTTTCTACAGGTATTGTGCCTTTTTTGTCAGCTTGTCCGCTTAACTCCAACCTAGTAGGCTGACCTTCTAACTGCGCACGCCCCTCTGATATTGCAGTTCTTATCTCTTTTCCGTATTTAATCCGTGAAAGTTGGTTTGTGCTAGCTAGCTTACTAGACACCAAAGCGCGGTACGCATCGTTACTAAAACCCGCACGGCCTTTTCTGCGCAAATAAGCCTTTCTCAAGTTACCTTCTGGTAAAGATAGCAGGTACATCTGGTACAGATTGTCTTTTAAATCTTCGGCAACACTAGGATCGCCTGCTGCCATAGCGTCTATCTGGTCAAACATAGAAGTAAGTTTGCCGCTATCCTTAGTTATTTGTTCTCGTAAGCTCTCGCCTACATCTCCAACAATGTCTTCCTCAGTAACTTCTAGGCCGGGGTTGTCTTTTTTATATTTCCTCGCAAAATTATTTCTTTCCGTCTGACTTTCAAATAGGAAATAAGCTTGTGTTCCTCTGCCCTTTTTTGCGCGCATAGCGTATTTGCCGAAACGCATTAGCGGCACGTAAACATTACGCTGCTTTGCTAGTTGGTAGCTTGTAACTATATCTGCAAGCAAACGCCCTTTAGGTGTCGTTTTGTCGCCTTCTGTTCCGGGGAGTGCTGTATCTTTCCTAACAGCATCCATTAACAACGCATTGTGTTCTTCAAAGTCTTTGCGGTATTCTTCTATAACCCAAGAATAAAGCTCAACAGCGTCGCTTCCTTTTTTGCTTTTACTCATTTCTTCAAATATAGAAAAAACTTCTTCTATTTCTGTTTCTCGGTCTTGGGCTAGTTTTGCGAGCCTATCCATTTCCGTTTGTTCGTCAGAGGTCGGGGTAGGGTTTTTAGACATCTGCTGTAGGTCAAACTTTATAGATTTTAATCCTGTTGGTACCCCTTGTGGGTAATTGAATTCTTTATAAGTTTTTACAGTAATATCGCGCCCATCGTCTTGGAGTTTAGATTGCGCCAAAGAAACTAATTTCTTAGTATTCAGATCGTATATTTTAACGTCAAATAAAGAAGATAAATGTAAAGCATCGTCTAGCAACTCGGACGTAGCTGAAGCTTTTTGAATTAACTTATCCCACCTATCTAAATTCTTCGATAAGTCTTTTAGTTTTTTGTTGCGGTAAACAGTTAAGTCTTGGATTATTCTGTTTACTTTTTTAACAAAAGGCATACCGTATTTGTCTGCATACCTAGTAAGCATTGTGTTTGTTAGTATAGGCAGGTACACGCCAAACGTATCCGCGTCCATAGCACTAGACAACGCGTCGAACATTCTCAACCCCTCCTCCGGGGTTCTCGACATCGCAAAAATATTTTTATTTCTCTTACCAAACTCTCGTAAGCTAGTAGCTTCTGCTTGCACTTGCTGAACGGCTGTTAATTTCTTTATTTTCTTTTTAGCTTGAACAACTTGCCCTGCTGCTTTAGGTGTAGAACGAATAGTTTCAGCGGCTACCCTACCTGTTAAGTCGATCAAGTCTTCAAAGGCACTGCGATTTCTGGTCGGAGAACCGATCATCCGCCTTACAGCATCCGCAAAGTTAGAAAACGCTGTACGAATAGCGCCTAGTTGCGGGTTAACAACCGGAGCCATGTTAAGCAACATTGTCTGCAAAGTAGGACCAGTAAGCCCGTAAGTAACAAACTCGCGTAGGTCGTTAAAGTTATCTGTGTCTAAAGCGTATACGACCATTGCTTCGGTGGCGCGTCCAGAGGCGACTAAATCTTGGTAGTACTCGCCAACCTGTTGCATTATTAACTTCATGTCGTCTAAGGCAGCTTTTGCATCCGCAGAAATCGACAAACCTTCTTGGTAGTCGTATATCACACCTAAAGTTCCGGCGTGTATCATCTCGTGAAGCATAGTGCGAGAGTCTAAGCCCTCTACTGAGTCTATGTATATGACGTTATCTACAGGGTCATAAAGGCCCGCAGCAGTTTGTTCTCCGTCAGGGTTCACCCAGCTATCTAAAATTCTGTCGGGTATTTGGATTAGGTCAGATACCACTACGAACTTAGTGCCCATAGCGCGAAGTATAGGTTTAAACAGTTTCGCTAAACCTCTCTCAAATACAGTAAGACCTTTCTCCTTAGTGATAAGGTCCGCTGCTTCTTCCGCAGTTTCTACAAAATCAATAGGCCCTTCAAAAGGCGCTTTTGAAGTAAGCGTTGGTAAGTCTTGGCGAGATAATTCGTCGTTTGTTGGCACTGCACCGGAAGGTCTTCTATTTTTTAAAGCAGCCAATTGTTCGGCTTGTGCTAGTTCTTCGGGGTTTATGTCCGGGTCTTGCAAAGCATCAAGCGCCGCAGTTTGTGCGGCTTTTCCAATTAATTTAGAGTCTCTTGATATATTTATTACATCAGCGAGTTGCTCTATGCGCTTCTTCTGTAAGCCTTCAAGATTTGTAATTATGTCATTTTGTTTTATTTTCTTAGTATTTTCTGCTCTAAGTCTTTTTGTAAATTCTTTAGCCCGTTGAGGGTTGTACCCTGCTTCTATAAGGTTATCTATAGCGGCATCCAGATCAGTGTCGGACATAAACGCTATATCGCGGACTTGCTCTTCTAAACCAGCAACATCACCAAACTCAGATTGTATATCTGCAACAGCTTGGTTGTAGTCGTACTCAGCAAGTTCTTCTTCCGTAGCAAAATAAGGAACGCCTTGTACTGTGTATTCTTTGTTCGCTAGTATCTTTTGTACGCCATTTTTTAACGTAGTAAGGAACTTAGAGGACGCACGGTTTTGTTGCTTGTTCGCCGTGGCTGATGCTCGGCTCAACCTTTCTCGGGTTTTGGCTTTCTTTTCTTTGTCGTCGGCTTCCTTTTTTTCCGCAGCTATTTCTTCGTCAGATTTACCAATTAACTCGGCTTGTTCTGTAGGCGCGGCAGGGCTTGCACTCGGCGCGCTAGAAGCTGCACTTTCGGTTACTGGCTTAAACGCTATTTCGTTTTCAAAAGATAGGTCTCCATCCGTTACTAAAACCGATGCACTTACTTGTCCATCAGGGGTAGTCCTGACTTCTGTCACTCTAACTTTGTCGTACTCGGACAAAGACTTTCCATCTTCCGTACCGCCCAAACCGTCTTCATAGGGCGTAAGATCGGCTAGTCCTGCTTCTTCTAAGCTAACACTTGAAGTATTTCTCTGAGCAGGGTCGAGGTCGCTACGATTAAACGTAAAGGTTGTCTTTTGGTAACCCTCATTATCTGTTGTGGACTTTGAATAGTAAGTGTTCGTGCGACCCTTAGCGTCTCTTTTGGTGCCGACTACACGTTCGTCTCCCTTGGCAGGTATCCCTTGCTCTGTGCGCTCGGCTTCAATACCCTCCCCAAGTTTGGGATCACCGCTTACTGCAATACCAGACCCATCTCCAAAGGAGGGATCAACCTCTTCTTCGATTTCAATAGAAGACACATCCCCAAGTGCGGGATCAGCACTTGCTTCTTCTGTAACAGCACTTGCTTCTTCTGTATCGTCTCGGTCTTTGCCCAAGTCCTCTAAAAACGCATCAGTATCATCGACTGCCTCTTCTTTAGTACTTGTGTCTTCAGGTTTAAAAGACTCGTCTAGTACCTCATCTACTCGCCTGTCAAACTCTTTTTCTTCTTCAGTCCTTGTGTCTACTTCTGTTTCTATTTCTGTTTCTACTTCTGTTTCTACTCCTGTTTCGCTAGGCCCTTCTAGCTCTTCTACTTGCACAGGAGGCAATACCATCTCTTCTCCGCGTGCCCCAGTTACATAAGCACGCATTGCGTCTTCGCCGTAGGTTTCGTTAAGCTCAATAGCTCTTACTGCAATATCCTCTTCACTTTTTCCAAGGTCTGTGTTTACGGCTGCTTGGATCACGGGAAGCCATTCTGGTGCTGAACCCGGTTCGAGCGTTGTTTCTCCTGCGCCCCTAGAAATTGCCCCGACTCCCGCACCTGCTAAGCCCCCTGCAAGTCCTTCCAAAGTTCCAGAACCCACTACCCCCCGTGTCAAAGGCACATCAGGAGTGCGCGCTTCTCGTATTTGTGCGAGGTTTCTAGACAGTTGTTCTTGTGCACCTTGTGCTGTTTCCGGTATAGCCTCTGCTATAGCGCCTTTGGCCGCACCTTTAAGTACGCCCTGTTTTACAACATTGTTTGTAACAAGCTTGGCTAATGCAGGTTCTAAACCGCTTTTAGCTGCCCAACCACCTAGTATAGTTCCTAGTGCAATTTGATCTAAATTTTCACCCCCGTAGGATTGAGCTTCTTGCGCCCCCTCTTCTGCCTTCTCTGGAGTTAAACCTGCCTTAATTAATTCTTGTTCTATGGTCTCAAAGATAGCGCCTTTAACAACGCCAGTACCCATTATTGCACCAGTACCAATACCCGCTGCTGTACGTGCAGCCGCCGCAGTAGCCGCAGTAGCCGCCGCAGTAGCCCCAGCTGGAGCAAAAGCTGTAGCCAAAAGACCTGCCGCTGCCGCTGGTATTACTGTACCTACGGCGTTAGCCATAAAGTCAATGGGGGCAATAGATATGCCTTTTAACGCCGCACCTACTTGTTCCGCAAAACCGCCGTCTTCGGCTTCTTTCATTAGGCGTGCAATTTCTGCACTGTCGGCTTTAGATTGCGCAGATAACAAGCTGTCTAAAAAGTCTTCTACGCCACGAAGGTTTTCAGCAACAGGATTGTCCGCACCAAAAGCTTCTGTTATTGCACGGACGCCATAGGTCGCACCCATACCAATTTGCAAAGGTACATCAGCGATACTACGCAGGAAGGATTGGTCTTCTACTTCAGGTTCAGGAATGACGGGTGCAGCCCCAAGGGCTTCTTCAAAAGAAAAACCAACAGGTTCAGGAGTGGGGGTAAGGGCTTCCTCAAAAGAAAAACCAGCGGGTTCCGTTATAGGTGCACGCCCTAGGGCTTCCTCAAAAGAAAACCCTTTTGGATTGTTATCAGCCATTAACGGTTCCTACTATTTAATTAACAGGTATAAAATTCGTACCGTTCCAACGGGCGTTCCCTTGTCTGGTAGAGTATATAGTGCCCTGTACAAGTTGGCTTCTTTCCGTTGGCATAGGAGGGTAAGTCCCGGTGCCAAACTCGGCCATAATATCTTTAACTTCTTTTCTAAAAGCAGTATTGAACGCGTCGGAGTCAGTAATAAGATCGAAACGATTTGCTAACTTGGTTCCCGCCATACTGTACGCCGCTTTAAGTCTATCCAGCTCTAATGTATCAGCACGTATACCCGCCGCTGCCAATTGTGCGCGAGCCTGATCTTCTATGCGAGCTTCTAATGCTTGGCTTCGAGCGTCAACATCAGACAAACCGGGGGTATTAGCTTGCAACGCATCCACTCGTATTTTTATTGCGTTCATAAAGTCAGTGGGTGTTGAAGTATTTAGTTCAGCAATAACTAGATTGTTTTCGCGGTTAAGCCGGTTTTGCTCCGCTGTAGCTGCTCGGTTAAGAGCGTTTTCTTGCGTTGCTTCAAATGCAGCCAGTCGAGCATCCCTACGGCGTCCGGCGGCTGTCGCCGCATTATCTTGACTACCCTGTATTTCTGCACGGGCCGAGTTTTCTGCTTCAAATTGAGTCATGCCCATTGCTCGTTTTTCAGCAATTAAACTATTTAGATCGGCGAGTGAAGTTTCTGCTATTCCAAGTCTTTCCGCAGCGATCTTGTCCATTTCTGCTGTACGACCGGCACCAAAACCACCTAAGCCCTGCTCTGCTAACCTAGCTAGTCCCTCTCGAACCCTACGTTTTCTAGTTTCTTCTGGGGTTAACCGAGATTCTTTTTGGGCACGAACAGCTTTTTCCGACTCTATTCTTCTTGCCATTAGGTCGTCGAACCCTGTTAATTCTCTAAGGCGCTCCCCTCTTGTTGTGGCTGCCGTATCTGGGTCTGCATTTAAAGCAGCTTTAAGTTTCTCTTCTGTCAAAAGGTCCAACGCATCTGGAGTGAATTCCTGTCGTGCAGCTGGTGCAGTGGCTGGTGTAACTACAGGAGTTTCCGTAGTTCCTACCGCCTCACCACCCATTCCGCCTACTGGCAGTGGGCCATCTAGCTCGGGCCGGTACTGGGTGCCTGTAAGCGCAGAGGGATTATTAGTACCTAGCATACGAAACTCAGGGGGATTATTAGTACCTTGCATACGGAATGGTTCAGGCGCACGTAACGAACCTAGCCCGCTAAAATCCCCTACGGCACCTAGCCTTTTAGCTTTTTGTGCTTCTATATACTGGTCTTGCGCTGCACGATCATACCCTTCGGCAGCAAGTTGCACTCTTAAATTAAACTCCGCGTCTCGATTAGCTGTATTTGCCGCTCGCACTTCATTTTTTCTTTCTCTTTCAGCCCTTCTATCTTCTATAGATGGATACGATGGGGGAGAAACTTCAACCCTACTTGGCAACCCAGCTAGTATTTCTGCGTCTAACTCTGGCTTTCCACCCTTTTTGTACCCAATAATCCCACCACGGGCCATACCATCTTTTTTAGGTGAGCCAAACGGCGAGTCGGAAGCAATGCGCTTAACGCGTGGGCTAGTTGTATTTATGAGGTCCATAATTTTTTGTTGAAACAGGTCTTTTTCCTGTGGAAATGCAGCTTCCAACTGTTTGTTTAGCTTCTCTAACTCACGTAAGAATATATTAACCTCTGGGTCTGAAGCGTCGGAGCTTGGGTCTTGGGTTTGCCCAGCCATAGGCATTTGCGGTGCCATAGCCTCGACTTTAGACCCGTCAGGACCGGCATAACCGACAATACCGCCATCAGCCATACGAGCCATATTAGGAGCGCCCATAGTAGGCATACCGCCCATAGGAGGACGAGCAGGAGGACGGGCCATATTTTGTTGCGGCATAGGAGGACGAGGACGAGCAGGGGCACCGCCACCTAGCATTTGACGGGCTTGCGACCGTTGCATTTGTTGCCCGCGTTGCTGCATACCGGGAGAAAGACTCTGTAGCATTCCAGCTATGCCCTGCTCCGTTTGCTCTTGGATATTAGTATCTTGTTGAGGCACGTTCATTTTGCCTACGTTATCAGCGGCTTTTAGCAAATCCAACGCTTGGTTCTTTAGCATCAAAGCTTCAGTCTGGGGGTCTAGATTAAACTTCTCAACACTATCATCAACTAAGCCCATAGCTGCACCCATACGCGGATCATTAGGCATAGCCGGGGCTTGTTGGGGTTGCTGAGGTTGCTGTGTAGGAGCACCTTGCATTAAAGATTGTAGTCCGTTCATAATTTTACCCTATACCTAAGTCAGCTTTTGCCCGTGCCGTTGCTTGTGCTGGGGTTTCTCCCATAGCAATGTAGTAATCGTATTGCCCTTGAAACGCGGGGTTATTAGCCGGGTTCTCACCCCCAAGGTTACTCAACTCGTCGAGGATGCTAGTTACGTCGTTTACACCCCCAGCTAAACTCTGCAAGCCACTAGGCTCGGTGTAGCTGTACGTCTGCGTTTCAAGCGGTAGCCCCTTTAACAAAGACTGCATAAATAGTACGTTGTTCTTATCAAAGTCTCGTTCTTGCTCAAACTGCGCCATGTCAGCCGCAATACCCTGTTGCTCGATAGCGCGTTGTACGGAACCTGCGTCTTGTTGTGCACCTAATACGTCCATACCGTATTGATTAGTGCGCTGCTGTGCAGTCATCTGGCGATCTTGTTCAGTATTAAATTGCTTCTGTGCCTGTTCAAACGCAGTCTGGTAGCCAGTGCCAGTAATGCCAGACATCCTATCTAGTAGCCCTCGTTGCAATTCTGCTTCTGCAATACCCTGACGAGACCCACCGTAAGCACCTGCTTTACCGTACTGACTTTGGAGGTTTTGAGCCGCTATCTGCGACTGCCGACGTGCCGCATCGTACTGTGGCTGAAGTGCGCCCTGTAGGTATGGTGTCATGTACTGCTGTAATACGTCGCCAGAAGCAGGAGTGTAAGCCCCCATTTCTCCGTCCGCAGCTTGTTGTGCAGTAGGCGCTGCGTACCCCGCTCCAGTAAAAGACATGGGGTTAAACCCGCCCATATTAGCAGGGGCGCTAAGAGCACCTATACCTTGGAATGCCGTGTCTTGTAGGTTGGATTGCCCCGCTGTAAGAGGCCCCATGTACGCCTGATAAGGCATACTCGCTAATGCTTCGCCTCGACCCAACATCTCAGTTACATAAGGCCCAGCAAAACTAGATAGAGAGGACTCTTCTGCTACATTAGTAACCATAATTATTACCTACGCTAAGTATTTGTTGGGGTCGATCTGGCGACCTTGTTTGGGGTTTCCGGTACGATCTGTTCGTACCCGTTCCATCATACTGTAGAGGTTCTGCGCTCCTGCATCAGAGTTGCCGTTACCTAGGTGGCTTACTACATCTGCGGGTATAACAAACTCCCCATCGCTTAGTGCTGCGGGCTGCATATTGTCGATTGTAGCAGGGATTTGGTCTGCCATCCCGTCAGTAGCACCATTTAACATTCCACCTTGAGCAAATTGCCTCTTACCGCCCATTTTCTTAAAATACTCTTTAACTTCTGCTAGAGTAGTATTACCAAACTGAGCAGGATCAGTGTTTTGGTAGTACGCAAGTACTTCTTCTGGAGTAGTTCTACCTTGCTCTAACAAAGCAACTATGAGCTGTGTTTCGGTAATTTCATCCGACATATCTGCAATTCTGGCAGGAGAAAAACTTAATGCCTCACCAGCCGGTGTTTTAAAATTACCACGTAACAAACCTTCTACTACGTCACCTCTTTCAATGCCGTCGTAAAGGTCCGCAATCTCACCTATGCTTTTCTGCCCGCTAGCAATGATATTAGCTATTGTGCTCTGCTCTTGTGCATCAAACCCGCCAACCGGATTGACGTCCTCAAGTGTAAATTGTGGGTTTACCGTTAATGTAGTTGTAGCGGCAGTGTTATTTGCAATCTGTTCGGCGGTACCTATTGGCCCCATACCAGAATTAGCTGCAACCGTGTCTGTAACCGTGTCTGTAGCTGTGCCGGTTGTATCCGTAGTTGCCGCTTGTTCCGCCGCTGCCGCTTGTTCCGCCGCTGCCGCTTGTTCCGCCGCTGCTGTTTCGCGTTGCGTTTCTACCCCGCCTAGTATGCTTTCAAAAAGCGCTTGATCGTCTATAGCAGCTTGGTTTTGAGCGGCTATTTGTTCTTTTGTAACACCCATAAAAGGTTCGTCGGTAGACTGCGTAAACTGCGTATCAGTAAAATACCTGCGTCCCGCCATACCGGGCCTACGAGTAGTGAGTTCTCCATCTGGAGTAGTGTAAGTAGAAGCAAAAGCGTTAGGGGCTAGCTCCCTAGTGGCAGTGTAATTGGGTATGCCACCAGTGTATCCGACAGGCTGTTGTTGACCACCAGTACCAAAGAAACTAGCTAACCCACTAGAATCGTTAGGATTTATAACACCGTATAAAGCTGTCGCTGCGCCTAAGTCTTTGGCTATATTGCTAAAATCTAGGTTGTTTATCCCTGCACCACCGTCGGTGTACCGGTCGGTAATTAATTTAGTAAACGGGTTATTAAAAAATCCCATTGCTAGCGACTCCCCAAAATTCTTGAAATTTCAGCATTTATATCAGTGGGTTGTACTATACCACCGCCGTACATAAGTGCGCTATTTACTGCGTCTTCCTCTTGCGTTTTTGTACCCAGCATAAGGGCCATGTTCTCGGCAAGGGAGAGGCTTGGGTCGTATGTGTTAGTTATGTCAGCCAACCCTGCTTTTTCTGTCTTAACAGTACGCATACCGCCGCCCATGCCCCCGCTTACAATATCTGCAAGTTCTTGGACTCTTTCTGCACCATCGCCCGTACCGTCTCCAGTACCGTCTCCAGTACCATCCCCGTCGCCCGCTCCGTCACCTGTGCCCGTACCTGATCCTGTACCTGAACCATCACCTGTGCCCGTGCCAGTGCTTAACCCGCCGCCCGTGCCTCCGGTGTTTGCCGTGCCTGTACCTGTAGTTCCTGTACCTGTAGTTCCTGTACCTGTAGTTCCTGTACCTGTAGTTCCTGTACCCGTTGTACCTGTAGTTCCTGTACCTGTACTTGTACCCGTTGAGCCAGTAGTGCTAGTGCTATCAAAATCCGGTAAGGACAAAATGTCGGATGGGGAGCTAGTAGTGCTAGTGCTATCAAAATCCGGTAAGGACAAAATGTCGGATGGGGAGCTAGTAGTGCTAGTGCCACCAAAATCCGGTAAGGACAAAATAGTAGGTAAAGTTAAAGTGCCCGTAGGCACGGTGTCGGTTCTTTCTGTCGCAGGGTTTGGCTTGCCATAACTGTACCTACCACCTACAACAAGATTTTCACTTTCGTTTGTTAGAACTTCACCAGTAAAGACATTACGCAACACCCCATTACCTTCATAGAGCCACGGATGTTCAGTATCTAAGTCTACTGCGCTTTCTGGCGCACTATCCGTTGAGCCACTAGCCGTACTACCCGCTTCACTACTTGCTGCTGTGTCTCCACCACCACCACCACCACCCGGATCGGCTACAGAGTCTGGGTAAAAAGTCGGAAATAGTGTGCCCATACCCTCACCGGTATTGGGATTAAAGTCAGGCAATACTTCTCCAGTTTCGGGGTCATACCATTTACCTTTAACTCCCTGTGAAGATGTGGAAGAATCAACACCCGCTCTCACCAAGCTGTCCAAAAGTTCATCTTTGGTATCACCAAAAAATTCTAAGTCTGAATCTGGAAGCGCATTAACCGTGTTTAGAGCATCTAGCACCGTAGCTTCAACACCTTCTGCTTGACCTTCGTAGTCAAAATTACCAGTTGAAGCTTTTTGTGCTAAGTCTAAAGCCATGTCTACTTTTGCAGCAGCATCGTTTAGCTCCTTTTCTTCCGGGGTCATTGGCGTTTTTGTCATAGCATCACTGCCACCAAATATGTCTAAAGCGTCAAAAAGTCTGTAGGCTAAAATAAAAGGAGCTGTAGCAGGGTTTGATCCAGCAACCAGTTCAAGTAACGAAAGCGCCGCTGACTCCTCGAAAGATTCTTTTCCGCCCGCCGCAGCAACAATACTACTAACTCCTCCTGCAAATAGGTCTTCTCCAGCTTTAACCATAGATGCAGCGTCGGCAACGTCAGATACAGTCTTAGACTGCTCTATAAGAGCAAGACCTTGTTTGGCTTTGTTTACGTTTCCTATAGTGTTGTATGTAGTTCCAGCCGTGCCAAGCAAATCCTCTGTGCTTGCCTCATTTGCAGTGCTATCAGTAGCACTAAGTGCATAAGGGCTATTTGGGCCTACCCCCGCTGGAGCTGCGTTCGTTATTACTGGTGATTGGTTAACTGGAAAACTTGACGCTCCCGATAACGAAGAATTAGTGTTCCCTACCAAACCAAGTGCTTCCATAATATCGAAGCCGGCGTCAGACTCAGATGCAGCGGGGGTAGGAGCAAAGGCAGCACGAGCGTCAGCGCGGGATACACCCGTCAAATCTGCTAAAGTATCTAGGTCCGCACCATAGGCAACAATAGCGTCAGAAATCTCGGTAATAGAAGCACCGGGATTATCCGCCATGTATTTAAGTACTCTATCTTCTGCGGCTGCCATATCTAACCTACGGTGTCGGTAGCGTTTCAGGCAGTGCTGAAACAAAAACTACTGTTAATAAGGTGGACGGCACGGCAGGACGGGGGCTAGCAGCCGCCTGATAATCAATCGTTATGCCTGTATCGTCTGTTGCCCACATAAGCTCTACGTATTGCCCCGCTGTTAAGTCCAGCGTAAAACTGTATTCAAAGTCGTCTACTCCACCAGACCCCGCCACGACGTGCAGTCTACCAGTGTTCGCTATGTCTACTCCGCTTCTACGCACCCAAAACGACAGTTCTTTTGAGTTAGCATTAGTACTAGTCAGCTCTACTGAGAGTTCAAAGTTGTAAACCCCTGAATAAAGTGGGGTTATTCTCGTCTTCGGTGTCCCTGTTATGCTTATAGCTTCGCCTAAATACGTGTTCTCGAACTGCAAGGCGTAAGCTGTGTTTATAACACTGGCGTTCTGGTCTGTAATAGAGAAGAACTTAGCGTTGGGGGCTTCTATAAACCGTCCACCTTGCTCTCCAAATACACTATTAACCGCGTTCGATACTAAGTTAAAGAACAGACGTAGTATGTTGTTTAGGTCGTCCAGATACTGCTTTAGTGGCCCCGCTTTGGGTATAGGAAGCGCAGGCGCTGGAACTTTTTGTACTAGGCGCTCAGCCACTAGCCTCTCCTGCCATCAGGACGCATATCCAAACGCGGTATACCTAGCTTCCAAGCCACACCTATTTCAGTAGACTCCATCGTAAACGCCATCTGCCTGCCCCGTACTCGCACAAAGACCTGCCCTGTAAACTTCTCAATAGGCACAGTAGCTGAACGCGTTACCGTAGAAGTATTAGTGCCACCTTCTGACAAAGGATTGTTGTACCCCGAACCCGAGTTCTGCATAGGCAGTAAAGTCATAGTAGCGGCAGGGGCGCTAACGGTAGACCCGTCAAACGTTACGTCCGGTAACATACGGTTAATAAACATGAACCTATCGCCGTTATCTAAGTCAAACTCAGAAGAAGTTATTGTAGCTGTAATCGCGCTTGCCGTTGCACCTTCTTGGTTATCGTAGCCCACTTCGTGGTTCACTAAATTATTGCTGTAGGTAGCGGCCATAGGATTCTCTCGAAGGTCCGAGTCTACCCAAGCACTGCGCGCTAACGTGCCGTAGTACCAAACGTCTTGAAGGTAGTTGTACACTACGTAGCGGTCGTTCTGCGTTACCCCAGCAGAACAGTAAAACCACCAAATTTCGTCAAACCGCTCGTTAGTGCCAGCTACTACTTGAGCATATTGAGAAGTATTAAAGTCATTAAACACATAGCTGCGAACTGAACAAGGCAGGGTCTTAACCGTACCGTCGTAGCTGTAAAACTTATCCGTACCCATCCAGTAAGCTATGTTGCCTGAGTAAACCGCAGCATTAGTGCTAGCTATAGTGATGTTGTCACCGAGTAGCTGCGCACCCCAAACCTCTGGGGCACCTAAGTACTGAAGACCGTAAACAGCGGTGTCAGTCCAAACTAAGATTTCTTGACGTGCTTGTAGTGCAGTAATGATCTCACTACCTCGGGAAAGGCGTAGGCTACCTGCTTGGTTAGTAGCAGCAGGTGTCCAGTTAGCTACGTCTTCTTGGTCTGACCAACGGATAAGCATAGGGTCAAGGGCAGCAGCACCCAAATCATTAGAACCAAAACAAAACGCAAAGCGGAATATGTCCGACACAAAGGCTTTGTTTACTATAGTAGGTACATTAGACGCGCCGCTAAGCGAGGACACATAGACCGCACGGGTAGTTATCGAGTTGCTTGCATCCCAGTAGAAAAGCTCGCCACCACGGTAGGTAAAGAACAAGTCCTCACCAAAGTTAGCCTGACTCCAAAGCCGCATAGGAGCAAGTGTAGCACCGCTATTGCCCCACGTATTTGACCCCCAAGTACCCGCAGACCAGCCTGTAAAAGGCACCGCAATTTCGTTACCTGTATTGATTTGATAGGTGCCTACTGTACTACCGCCACTGTTGCCTGTATCTGACCCGTTAGCCAACACAGTATTACCAGAAGTGTCTTTGGCCTCTACAGTGTAGGAGTTACCGTTGATTATAGTGGCTATCTGATACTCTTGATTGAGCACCGCCGCAGTAATATTGCCGCCTAGAGAAGCAGCCCCAGAGAAAGTCACAAAGTCATTCTGGAGGGCACCATGAGAAGTATCGGTTACAGTAAGAGTAGCATCGCCGTTTACGGCTGCAAACGTAACATCGCCCGCTGCTGTAGTTGCTCTAATAGGGGTAATGTCAAAATAAGCCCCACCTCGCTCTATGTAGTACTTGAGGTTAGTGCCTACAGATACGAGGTTTTGTCTTTGCAGGGTAGACCAGTTAAGCATAGACCGGCAAACACCAAGAAACGTTGCCGCAGACAAACGAACCCAGCCGCCAATCTTCTGAGGCATACCCCGTCTGAATCGCACCTTGTCGGTTTCGTACCAACTGCCTTCGGCGGCATAGCGAGTATTCTCGCGGTCAACGCCCGGCTTTAACTGTAGTTTCTGAAGCGGCATTTCTTAACCTCATTATAGGTACTTCCCCGTCTCGATCATGTACGCGAGTTCGGTTGAGCGTCCCTTAACATCCCGACTCCACTTGGAATCTAAAAATTCTAAAGATGCGGTTTTGTAGTTAGCAACGTCCATAGCTGCTAATGCGCGCTTGAAACCACGTAGTCGAGTGGCACCAAGGTTAAAACTAATGTCAATCATAGCATCTTTTCGCACATCATCAAGTGAGCTAAACCACGGATATTCCGAAGAAAGCTCTTTTATAACCCGAGATATGTCAGACTCTAATAAATAATCTACTTCATCCTCGGATAACCCTAACCCGGACTTGGAGATATTTCTGCCCACGCCAATGCTTTCATAGCCCGCAGAGCACTTATATATGTGTGACTTTACGCCTTCGTGGCGCTTGAGCATTGCTATTAGTTGTTCCATAACTATTGGCCTCGATTGTTGCTAGACCCAAAGAAAAAAGCGCTAATACCCGATATTAATCCGCCTAAGTAGCCCAAGATTATATTCATGGTGGCTTCATCGGTATCGTCCGGGCCTCTAAAAGTAACAAGGAATATATACGCTAAGAATCCCATCAACGAGATTATAGCAAAAATCTTAGGTGTAGGGTCGTCTCCAAAAATATCACGGGAGTGCTTGCGGTCTTGCATCTCCATCTTAAAGTTGTCTAAGTCAATCTCTCGTTCTTGAATTGTCAGGAAAAATTCGCGTTCCGCTTCTTGCAGCAGGGCAATAGATTCAGGATGCTCTTCTAAATATTTTTCAAGTTTTGCCGGATCTGTGGTGTTAGATATACCCAGCTTGTCGGCCACCAATTTGACCGCCATACCACCCATCGGCCCACCAAGTGCTTTGCCAACGGTAGGGGCGAGTGACGCCAATAGCCCTTTTAGCTTCATTTTAAACCTCGATCATAAACGTGCTTTTAAGCCGCTCACCTTCTTTCGGGTAGGGAGCTATACCTAACAGGTCAACAATTAGGCCCATCGATTCTATCTTAGCTTGAATGGTGCCTACATTCTGCAAGGCATAAGCAGCAGTGCCGCTGTTGTCAAACCACATTGACAGCCGTGCGTGGTTATCTGCCTCTACCCTGCCCGTAAGCCAAACATTGTCGCCGTTAGATAGCTCGTGGTTAATGTTTACAGACCAGCCTTCCA